GCATCCACAATTCGTGCATTGATTTGGCCTTTGCCATCTATTTATCCCAGAGACACGAAGGTAGAGATACCTCCGTGAATCGTGCGGGTTTTTAGATGCCAGTCTCAACAGGGTGTTTTCCTATGGGTATAGGTATTTAGAAGTCCCACTCAAACGCATCGGGCCATTGAAGGAGTCAGCATCCTTCTTTGGTCGTAGATGTGTTGATTTATTCTTTAGACCTATTGTTGCAGTCTCTCTTGGCTGCCACGTGTTTGGATCTGCGTTACCAAAAGCGGATCCGCACGACCCAAGGACAACTGAGGCTGGCGCTAGAGCCAGATTTGTTGGAGCTTTTGGAAAGCCCAATCGCCGACTCCTGAGGCGATTACAAAAATTTGTCAGGGCATGGTGCAAGAAAAATATGACCCCTCTTGCCCGTGATATTGATCTTGGGGTTGAGCTGTGGCTGAGCTTGAGGCCATATCCTGCGCACCGAAGGCAGGAACTTTTGGAGAAATGGTTGGCTTTGGCGCCCGTTGACGCCCAGGCCATGAAAATTGTTCTAGAAAATAAAGAATTCCATAAGTGCAAATCATTCATGAAAGACGAGAGTTATGTGGCGTGGAAACATGCCAGAGCTATTAACTCTAGAACGGATGAGTTCAAGTGCTCGATCGGACCTTTGATTTCCGCGATTGAGCATGAGCTGTATAAACATCCCGCTTTCATCAAGCACGTCCCCGTCAGGGACCGCGCGAACTACATCTACGACAAGTTGCACCGCAATGGCTGCACGTATGCCGCAACGGACTATACTGCTTTCGAATCTCTTTTCACCAAGGAGATCATGGAGCATTGTGAGTTTGAGTTGTATAGGTATATGTGTCAAAACCTTAATTCATCATACATGGGACTGCTCAATGTTCTAAAGGGCAAGACCGTGTGTGAGTTCAAGAATTTCAAGGTCAGGCTAGAGGCAACTAGGATGTCAGGGGAAATGAATACAAGTTTGGGAAATGGATTCTCGAATTTGATGTTCATGCTGTTCATGGCAGATCTAATGGGGATGAAGGAAGTCGACGGCGTGGTTGAGGGAGATGATGGGCTTTTTGTTGGGAAAGGCAC